CCTCCCAGCTCGCCGCCTGCTCCCAGCTCTCGATGTTCGTGCCCTTGAACTGCTTGGTCTCCCATTTGCCCTGTGCCGTCTCGTAGGTGATGCAGCGTCCCTTCGCACGTGCCTTTCCTTCCACGGCTGCTATGGCGGTCTCAAGCGTATAGTATCCGCTCTCCAGTGGAACCTGCTCCGTCACGTTATAGGTGTTGCCACCGCCGCTTCCGCTTATCTCCACCAGGTTCTCTTCCTCGTCGCTCCACACATACACCACGCCACCGCACACATACGCTTTGTCTTTCAGTACTTCCGTGCGCACATCGTTCATGTACATGTCTGCGCCAGGCCAGTTGTTGCAGTATATGTTACCATTCTTCCCGCAGAAGGATTTGTTCACCGTGTCATAGTACACACCGTCTATCTGGAGGCATGATATAAGTCGTATCTCCACGCCTTCCACCAGCCCGTCAAACCGCGCTGTCGCGCCGTTCCTTGCAGCCAGTGCCGTGTCCTTGTACTCCGATTCCACACTTTCTGCCTTTGCCACAGCAGCGTTGGTCTTCTGGGCGGCATCCGTGGCCTTGCTTGCCGCATCATTGGCAGTTTGGGCCGCAGACCCCGCTGTTGATGCTGCCGTATCTGCTTTCTTTGCCGATGCGTCAGCCACAGCAGCAGAAGCCTTGGCGACAGCTGCTGCATCTTCCGCAGGTTTCGACAGCAGTTTCAACGGGGCGCTCACCACCGTCTCGCCTCTCATGGCAGGGAGGCTCACCACACCGTCCAGCGTGCTCACAGCTTCCAGCTCGTCCACACTCTGGCTGTCAGTCTTTATCTGGTTCACCACATCCTGGACCAGTTCCTTTTTCTCTTCTTCTGTCAGTGCCATAGTCGTATATCTTTTTTGTTATGATTGTTTATTGATGATTCTTGCCGTATATTTCGTAGGCCAGCCGTTCAGCGTCTCGGTGCTGTCTGGGTCATACACCAGTAGCACCTCAAGCGTATCACCCTTGCCCATATCCAGAGTCTCGTAGTGTCCGCCATCCCAATGTACCATCACTGGCAGTTCCTCGGTGTTCCAAGGATATTCCTTTTTGCTGTCCTGCTGGCTATAGCGTCCACACACCTTGTAGTTGCTCGACCCTATATCGGCGATGATAGTTATTCTCATACAGAATGGGGTATCCTTTCCAATGGCCAAACCGTCCCTCACTTGCCATATCTTGGGCAATGCCACAACCGTAGAGCTTTGCGTCGCCTTAACGATGAAGCGGTTCGCAGCCTGCAGATCCATATAGCCGACAAACACCGTGTTCGCCTGGTCAAGGGCTATCTTTTTGTATGCATAGCCGTCCATAGCTCCGTTCAGCACGCCCGAACCTTTACCCGCAAAGGCGAAGTTTCCGTTCATGGAGTTTTCTATGTCGAACACGATGCCATACTTCGGGGATATGCCAAAATCGAAGTTGTAATCAGTGGCTGTATCCACCAACCGGCATAGCATAGGTTGTCCATAGTTGTTCCATGTGCCGAAGATGGCTTGCCGTCCCTTATCGTTGAACCCTATCATGTCATCATATAAGAACAGACCGTTTTCAGTATCCTTTACCTCTATTGTACCATCTTCGTTATAAATTACATCTGCACCACCTATATGCCCGTCTCCTATGCTGAAACCACCAATGGCTCCACCCTCAGCGTACACGTGGCCTCGGAATGTTCCATTAACAGCCTCGATGCTGCCGTCTTCCTTTACCTTGAAATAGCCGTTGGCCGTCACCAGTCCCTCCAGCTTGATATTGTCCGCCGTCAGCTTGATGACGGTTTTCTTATTTCCCTCAGCATCCGTTTCCTCTACGCCCACTCCTATCAGAGCCAGTTTGCCGTTTGCATCCTTAATATAGATTCCCGTACCTTCAGGTTGAATCATCAGCCCCGTCTCTTGCAGTGCTCGCTCGTCCTTGTCATACACGGCTGCCGATATTTTCACCAGTCGCTCAGATTGCTCGAACAATGTTTTGTACTTGTAAGTCAGCGCCTCTATCTTGTCCGTGCTCAGCACAAGCATATACAGATAGATGTCACCGTCAAACGCCAGCTTGAAGTCGCCCGTGCCGTTCCACAGTCCGCTGCAGGTGTATTGCACATAGCCGCCGGTAGCAGCGATTTCCTCGCTTACCTCCATACTGTTGAAGTCCGCAAAGCCCGTTTTGTCAACATTCTCAAAACCTATCTTCAGCGTGCCGGACTTTGCGCAGCGATAAAAGAAGCTCAGATACACTGGCAAGGCTTTCTTCTTCCCGTCGCTGTTTGTCGGAAAGGTCGGCACAAAGCGCAGATTCTCATGCTTCTGTCGGATATACTTGTTGCGTATCCGCACCACCTTGCGTCCCATGTCTGTCACCACGCTCGCACCGTCACCCTTCTTCGATAGTGCTGCGCCGTTGGCCCATATCCACCTGTTGCCGACGAGGAAGAACACCGTCTCATTCTCCGAGTTCCACTTCTCCAGTCCCGATGCAAACGTCGGGTTGTTCAGATAGCCCTTCTCGCTTAGGAAATCGTTCCTCACGCTGTCAATCGCGCTCTGCACTTTGCCCTCCGTTATCTCAAACCGAGTCTTCACGTCCTCGCCTGTCTCCAGCACGAAGGTTCCCTTCATATAGGCGTTGTCTGCATACAGTCCGTTGCCCCGTGGTTGGCGGTCTGCCGGAAACTTGTCGTCCTTAATGCCGTCCAGGTTACCGAGCCTTGCACGCAAAGCGTTGTCAAAGGTCTTGCCACTCACACCGTCCATCACATCAACTCTCGGCTGACCGTCCTCGGTGGCCGATATGAGCACCATATTCTGGCGGTCGGAGTTCGCCGTGTTGCCCATCAGCACACACTCATCACCCTCCTTCGGTTCCACGCCCTCGAACTCCTCCTTCACCACCACGATGCCAGTCTCCGTAACATCGGTCACTTCCACCCAGTAGCTCCGCATATCCTTGCCCGTGAACGTCTGGCAGCGCACCAGGTCGTGCTGTACAAACATATTCTCCTGCTCGAAGGTGATAAGATAGTGCTCGCCCGATTCCTCCACGGTCTTGATGCGTCCGTTGGCCGCGCTCACGCATATCTGACCGCCCACACTCCTCACCTTCTCGATGAGCAGCTCCAACACGGCCATCGTATGCCTCACCGTCAGTTTATCCACCGTCAGGTAGGTACGCCCATCCTCACCTTTCCACAGTTGAAACCCTGCGCCCAGCAGTCCGTCCACAAACTGCCCAGCGCTCCTTATGCTGTCCGAGGTCACGGAGTCAAAGGTCACACCATCAGTCTTTCTCACTGGCTGATTCAGATAATCATCAAACTCATGGTAATCCCACTTGTCTGCATTGTCTGCTTCCTTGGCGTGGTCCGCCTCCAGTGCATGTTTCGACTCATCTGCGTTCACAGCATGGTCTGCCTCCTTTGAGTGGTCTGCTTCCACCGCATGATCGCTGTCCGTGGCATGGACAGCTTCCTTCGCCAGTTCTGCGATGTCTGCCTTGGCCGCATGCGCAGCCTCCTTCACAGCCATGCCGCCGTAAGCGGTGCCGCTCGTTCTCAGTGCCGACGTACTGCCCTCGTTCTTTGGTTTCTTTATTACCTTGATGTCTATCATTGCTCAATCTCCTTAAGTGTCATTTCTGCATATCCTTCCTCAAGGTTGCGACTGATGCCCTGCACGAAGAAGGTTTTATCCATTATGGGATGGCGATAGTGAGCGAACAAACTCACGATGCCACCATCTGTATCCGTCAACTTCTGCGTCATAACAACCCTTGGTGCATGCCACTCTTTATAATAGTAGTCCACATACAACTGCTCAGGCTTAGCGCTCATACCCCTCGAATAGTCATATACCGCCAACAATCCCTCTCCTGTCAGCGTGTTCAATGGGGTGCTCATCTTCACGCTGTCCGTCACGTCCAAAGCCTGGCACTCCGCTGCTGTCAGTGCTGAGTTTATCTTCATTTCGATGTCATCCTTCACGTTCACAAAACTCTCCTTTGTGTCGCTCATGTAAACGAGGTCGTTATCACCAGTGTTGTTCACCAGTCCGTTGTCGCTATATATCTTCACTTCAAACTGCTCTACCATGATGCTGCTCACGTGTGCCAGCAGTGGTATCGTTGTACTGTTCCATTTCGTGTGTCTGAACCACGTCTTGTGCCGTCTCGTCACCACGTCCCACAATGCGTTCACTGGTCCCAGGATCATAAACTTAACCCTACCGCTCACTTTATCTGCCTTCTTGATTGGTATCGCTATACCCTCTGCATCGATGCCGAGCTCATAGTTCACGTTGTTTTGCAAATCGAACTTGGTACCAACTATCTTGTCACCGATTTTCGGGTCAAAACCTATCGTAAAACACTGCTGGTAGTATTCGTCCTCATTGGAACACTCCTCCAGCGTCTTGTACTTCCGCCACTCGAAGTCCGTCACCTGTCCTTCTGTGCCTTTTTCCACCACACACTTATCCCCTATTATCAGCATACATGCCAGTACACCCACCTTTGATATATGGTCGCTGCCGTCTCCGATGGCACTATACTTGAACTCATACAACTGAGGCCCGGTATCCGTAAACGGAACAAAGCCGTGCGCCGTTTCCATATCCCATGCCACTGTCTCATTAGGCAATGCTGCCTTCCACCACTGCTGCGTGTAGTATCGCCCGTCACCGTTGTTTCGGCTCGGTACCGTCATGCCCAACCATTTTTTGATACCTGAAAACAGTGGGTTGTTTCCCCATATTCCACCGTCATAGTTGTATATCGCTTTGTAGGTGTCCGTCAATGCCATCACAGGGTTCAGCACCAGTTTTCCGCTCAACACGATGTAGTTCGTCGTGCCCTCGTCTGTAGGCGAAAAGACACCACCAGTCATGCTACCGTTATACACTGCCCTCGGTATGCCTGCCTTTAGCGAGTTGGTATTAGGATAGGTAGTTGCCTCCTTGTCATCACAGTTGCCGTTCACACTCACTACCAGGTAGTTCGTCATTTCCACTTTCGATGTCGGGGAGTTGTCCTTTCCGTCCGTTTTCTTCTCCACCTTACCAAGTGCCATGATGGCAGCACCCTGGTTCTTCGCCAACCAGTTCGGCAGTATATGTTGGTTTCGCCCCTCACTACAGTATTCCTCCATCAGGTTACCGCTCCCGCTCTTTGGGAACAGCCACTGACTGTTGTTCATCATCTGCACATACCAGTCAGTTACACAACCACCACTATAGGAGGTTTCCTGTCCGTGAGTCATTGCGTCAAAGGCATTTATTGCTTTCGAACCCTCACCATCACTGCTGTATTCCGTCATGTACTTCTGCTTGTTGCTGAAGGGACTTTTCAGAAGATCGTTGTCAAGCGGACTCTCTATCACACTCTCCATACTCTCCACCTTGGCAGTCAGCATAATTTTATTGTACACCTCCCCTACGCTTATCGTCGTATCCGTGTCTGTCACCAAACCTGTCACAATGTCCGTTGTCTGCCGGGCCGTCGTCACGCTTGCGCCAGTCAGCAAATCTCGCCAGTATATGCGTTCGTCGCCCTTCACGCTCTCCCAGGAGAACAGATAAAACGTGAACCCATCCTGCACGATGTGGAGGTTCAGGTACTTCAGTATCTCCTCCAACACCTCATCCTGCTGCCATACATCATCCTCCTCATCACCAAGAAAAAGCAACTCGCTCACCGTCAGCTGCCCGAATATCGCATAATGGTTACCAGCCAAATCATCCACAGCCTTACTTCCATCGTATAGGTAGCGCATGGCATTACCACCCACGATGTCAAGCTCAGCCGTCACTCCGCCCAATATCTCTTTCAGCATCGCCAAGAATGTGCGCTGTTCCGCCTCCGCCTTTACTACATTATACAGTACACCGAGCGAGCCGACATCACGATATTTAGCATATTGCAATGCCGTCAGCGCATCGATGCAGCTCAACTCTATCTCGTCAAACTCCTCGTTGTAGCCCTGCGAATAGCTCTGCGGTTCGATAAATCCGGCAAAGAGACATTCCCCCTCACGGTAGATGTTCACCACAGCGTCACGGCATGAGGCACAAAAGAAGTCCGGCACGAAGTTCCGCGCCAGAAGGCGTACAGTAGCCTGCTGGCAGAGCAAGTGGTCAAACGTATCGTTCACTTGACTCGTCAGTTCCACTGGATCATCAGTAAACGACAGTTCCCCATCCTTCTCACCAATGACAGTTTCCTTAGTACGGTCACCACCAGTCAGTATATGCACCTCGATGCGCTCTTCCCTTTGGTTGTAAAAATGTCCGTGCAGATACATGCTCCTTATATTTTGATGTTTGTTCCTTTTCTATTTATTCTCGTCTCGTTGGCAAGCACCGCCACAAGGTCTCTGCCTTTAACCTTCAGCTCGTACACACCGCCACCTCCGCCGCCATTATTACCGATAAGCGACTTCAATTTGTTCAGCGGTGCTATCACCTCCGGGTTGCTTTTCGCTCCAGCATACTCGCCCATCAGCGCCAAGGTCGGGCCATACACAATACCGCCGTTGGCGAATGGTGTCACGGCAACCGAAGCAACAAGCCCTTGCATCATGGCTATAAATCCAGCTGCGATGCCAGCACCAGCAAACGGAATGTAAGCGTGTGCAGCCATAAACTCTGAAGCTGCAAGTTCGCGGTACGCCATCGCCTCTGCCTTTACTGCCGCCATCGTAGCTACCGATGCCGCCACCTCTGCAGGGGCTGCCGCTACTTTTGCCGTAGCAGCTGTGGTCGCTGCCACTCCACTTGCAGCGGTCACAGTGTTGGAGACACCTGTTACGGCGGTCAAGGCCTGAATAATTGAAATGATGCCGTTGATGCCCTCATATATCTGAATGGCAGCATCGACAACGCCAGTAATCGTGGACCATGCGTCACGGTTGCCTTGCAGCGCATCGGTGAGCGAGGTGACACCATTGCCCACACCCTTGACCGTGCTCCACGACTTACCTAACGTGACATTGCTTTTGCGGATGCGCTTCTCGTAATCCTCATAACTGCCGATGAGCTTCTGTATGGAGGCTCGCTGCGACTCGTCCATAGGACTTTTCGTGTCAGCCAACATATCCTGGAGCTCCTTGATGCGTTTCTTCACACCGTCAAGCCCAATGGTTTTCAGTTCGAGGGTCAGCGTCTTGCCCTCCATACTGTCGAGCTTCGCCACTTCTTCCTCCATTTCGGGAATGCGTGTGAGCTGCTTCATGGCATCGCGTTTCTTCTCCAGTTCCAACACCGTGCGCTGTATGTCGTCAATCTCCGATGCGCTGGCGTTCTTCTGCTTGGTCTGGTAGTAGCTGATGGCATAATCCAGCGAACGGATGGTGTTCAGTCGGGAGATGTCCTCCGGCTTCTTCAGTTCATCAAGAGTATCGTCCCATTTCTTCTTCAGGTCGTTAAGGGCATTTATCTGCTTCTGTATCTCGATGCGCTCTGTCTCTGTAGCGGTTTTCAACAAGTCTGTATAATACTGCAGCTCTTTTTCAAGCTGGCGGTATGTCTGTATCTTGTCTAAACCGACATCAACATGCGAACTGCGTTCAAACGCCGTTTTAAGGTCATTCAAACGCTGTATTTCAGCATCGATTACTGCAAGTTCCTCGGCAGAGGCTTTCTCCCTCAATCCCTGTTGATAAGTGATTTCTGCATCGATGTCCTTCAGGGTTTTCAGTTCGGTGGGACGGCTTGCCGCATCCTGCAACTGCGTTATCGCATCCTGCTGCTTTTGCAAGGCTGCGATTTTCTTTGCATAAAACGCAATGGTCTTGGTGTCCGTTCCGTTGGCAGTTTCCAGTTTGTTCTGGTAGTACTGGATGTTGTTGCCAAGTTCCTTGTAACTCGTGGCATTGGCGATAAGCTTCTTTCCGCTGTATTTGTCCTGGTTCCCCGATTTACCACTGCCGTTTCCGCTGTCTGTCGAGGGGGCGTTCTGTTTCTTATTGTTCTTCAAGGCGGTCTGGGCGTTCGCAGTCTTTGCCTTGGTGTTCGCTTGCGTGGCCTTTGTGTTTTTCTCCAAATCTGCCGTCTGCCTTGCTGTGGTCTCGTCCTTTATGCCGAAGAACTTCTTCACCCATTCCCATGCCTTCTTTATCACGGCACTCGCTTTTTCGAATGCCTTGACAAGAAAGTCCCATACGGCTGATGCAATTTTCTTCACCGCTGCCCATACAGCATCACAGATATTGCGAAAGGTCTCACAGTTATTGTACGCCGCTATCAATGCACCCACAAGTGCCGCTATAGCCATAACGACAATACCGATGGGGTTGGCACTGAGCACAAAGTTCAGGGCAATCTGTGCCACCTTCCAAATGTTGGATGCGACAGCCACTACCTTTGCTGCAGCTGCTTGCGCAAGCGTAGCCACCTTCACAGCTTTCAGTCCTGCCACCACAGTTTTGATGCCACCGCTGAGCTGCACCATACTCATGAGAGCGATGCCGCTATTAGCTATCCATTCCACATAAGGTGCGGAAGTACTGGCTATTGAGCCTGCCCAATCCATCATGGCGTGCATCTGGTTAGCGAGCGTCTGACGTAGGCTCTCTCCAGTCGATGCCATATTGTCGAAGGCTGCGTCTATCTCTCCTGCGGAGTTTGCCATCGCTCCAATGTTCTGCGAAAACTTTTCCTTTTGTTCGCCAGTCAGCGAACCGAGTAGTCGCATTGCGTCTGCACTGCCGAACAACTGTCCATAAATGGTTTGACTCAACTGTCCTGTCTTTGCCGAATACTCCTGTATGCTTGCATCCAAACCGAGCAGGAAGTTCTCTAAACCACCAGCAGCCTGAATACTGGCTGCATTAAAACCGATGCCCATCTCGTTGGCCGCTTTCGTAGCTTCCGCAGATGGCTTGATGAGTGAGTTGAGCACGGCAGCCAACTGAGTGGATACTTCAGCCGTGTCACCAGTCACACCCGTTGTAGTGGCGAACACTGCCATCAGTTCGTCCATGGAGACACCAAGCTGAGATGCACTACCACTCACACGGGGCAATGCCTGCGCCAACTGCTCAAAGCTGGTCACACCATTCTTGGCCGTCATCTGTATCTTGTCTTGGATGTTTCCTGCTTGATCCCATTCCAGACCATAGTTCTTGATGAGCGTGGAAGTAACGGTCACCGTCTCTCCCAAGTCCGCAATACCACCAACCGCACTACGGCTTGATTTGTTGAGGAACTCTATCCAGTTATCCTCGGGCACGCCATTGGATATAACCTGGTATAAGCCGTTGGCAAGTTCCTCACGCGCAAGCGGTATGTTCTTGCTCAGTTTCGTTATCTGACCAGTCAGTGCTTCAAACTCGTCCCCACTCTTCCCTGCCATGGTGTTGGCACTGCGCATGGCGGTCTCAAAACTGTCGAAAGGCTCGGCAAGTCCGCCCACCATGTCGCTGAGGTCGCGGATCGAGCGGACGGCTGTATCGAACACGAGGCTCTTGTCTGCCATCTCGCGCAGTCTGTTGCCAGTGGCCACAGCGGTATTCCCCACCTCGGAGAGTATGTCGTCAAGACCGTCGGCTTCCACTGTCAGACGTTTCAGGACACCGCCGTCCTCGCTCTTGATGTTTATTCTAAATTCTACTGCTTTTGCCATTGTCTTTTCTTATTTCAGTCCGTAACGTTTCTTGGCTGCCTCAAAGCGTGCGTTGAACTCGTCCTTGCTCACTTCCTCACGCTTTTCTTCCTGCTTTTCATCCCAAGGGAACGGCAGAACGTCATGCGCTTGGAGATTGCTTTTTGCATAGGGCTGGATGGCAAAAAGCGCCAGCACCCTTGTGCGTTCCCACTCGTTGCGCTCCGCATCGCGCTTGGCTTCCGCCCATCGCTCCCATGCCTTATAAAACTCAAAAGGGGTACATCGTTCAAAGTCTTCTCTGCTCATCCCGATGCACCCCAATGCCATACCCAACAGTTCCTCGACGCTTACTTCTTTTCCGCCTGGTTGGTCGTTTTTTTTTCTTCACCGCCCATATCCTCGTAGAAGGAGTTCGCTGCGTCGGGCTCCATAAGGTCAGCAAAGCTCTGGAAGTCGTAGTCAAACTCCACCTTGTCAGCATTGCACGCACTTTTCACGCAGCAGTAAACAAACAGTACCAGCTCGGAGATATTGGTTTTCTCCAGCTTGCTCACGTCCTTACCGCTCTCATTCTTGAAGCGCACCATTGCGCCCATGGTCACACGGCAAGGGAACTCCTTGTCGCCAACCTTGATTTTTGTCTTTTTCATACGCGATGTTGTTATTCAGTCTGCTGAGTGGTGTCTGTGATACCCGTACCCACTTTATCCACCTTGCCGCAGTTCTGAAGCGTGATTGAATACTTGGCATCGTCACCAGCCTGTGCGTCAAGGTCAAGAGAGGTAATCAGATACTTGCCTTTATATCCGCCAGTGGCTTTACCTGTGCGTTTGTCTCCTTCACGCAGATTGTACGCTGCATCCACTGGCTCACCCTTAAGCATTGCGTCCTTCATCTGGTCATACGAAGGCACCTCATCCGTGCCGTCAGTAAGTACAACACCATCGGCGGTAATCTGCTCGGAGAAACTCTTGATGTAAGACTCCTTCCACTTGCCACCAGATGCCTCTTTAGTCACACGCTCACCGGTCTCCGCTGATGTGGACACCTTACAACCGGTGGAAAAGCCGAGGGCATTGGTACCCATGGAAAGGATAAGGTCAGTTCCGTCTAAAACACTTTTTGCCATAAATCTTCATTGTTAAAATTGTTATTACCGTGCAGACTATTCCGCCTGCAATAAATACACACCAGTCCACCCACCACAGCCCTCGCTCTTTCGAACGTTCTTCAACCGCTGTTTGAGCACAGTCCTGAAGATGTGCGTTCTTCACGCTCAGGCGCTCGTTCTCCGCCTCATAATACGCACACAGACGCGCCAAACTGTCGCAGCCGCTCTCTATCACCAGGGTAGGAGGCTTACCGCCCGCGTTATGCTTCACACTCGCCTTCACGTGCGCACGGCCCGAGCTCGCAGCATAGCTCGCTCCTTCAGGCAGTCGCCACAGACCGGAGTCAAGCGCTATCTCCAGCAATGCCGTGTCCGCCTTCACCGGTGCCGTCCACCACGCCTTCATCACGCTCGTCGCGGCGCTTGCGCTGTCCTTTCGCACTGCGCTTGCCGACACTTTGTTTTCCGACCTCACCGTCTGTCTCGTCGAGCTGCAGCTCGCTGCTGACAGGACAAGCAGCCCTGTGAGGACATAGCTGAATAGCCTCAATGGCACGCGACAGACGGTTGACAGCACGTCGCGTGAGGTTGTTTTCAGCCACCAGTTTCTCAGTGATCTTTGTCGTCTCTTCATATTTCTTCTGCGTTTCAACAAGCAGCGTCGATACGTCTTCGTACATCACCTTGTAGGTGTCATGCACGCTCTTCGCCGTCTCGGCCTCCTTCACCTTGCGGTTCGCAACCCAAGCGATGGCGGCACCTATGCCGCCCGAGGGTATAGCCCACTGCAGGATTTGCATGATTTCTGTGTCCGCCATCCTTGTTTTCTCTTTATTCGTTATTTACTCTGTTTTCACACTCTCCTTACTGCCTGATGCCGATGCTCTCTAACCATGCCTTCACGTCAAAACTCGGGCAGGCTTTAGTCACGCCTGGCAGGTCACGGTGACCCACAATCTTGATCTGTGGAAACCTTTCATGAAAGTTCCTCACGTAGTCAGTCATAGCCTTCAGCTGTGCCGCCGTGCGCGTGTCCTTGGCCGTCTTGCCGTCCTTTGCCAGACCGCCGGCATACACCACATGGCGGCTCACCGAGTTATAGCCCGCAGCACCGTTGGTCACCTCCCAGGGGTCCACCTCCGCATCCTCGTTGTTCTTCACCAGGCGCTCCACTGTTCCATCCAGATGGAACAAATCGGTGTAACCCACCTGCTTCCAGCCCCTGCCGCCCTTCTTCACCGGGTCAGTGTGCCAGTGGCGTATCTCTTTAGAGCTTACCTCACGGCCTTCTGGCGTGGCTGTGCAGTGCAGCACCAGATATTTCATCCTTGCCATAGCCTAGCCGATGGGGTCAGCATACTCTGCCAGACCGCGGTCCACAACGTCATGGGCACGATCCAGCTCAAATTCAAGCACCTCACCTGCCTCGTGCACCACGCTCAGGTCTTCCTTGTCGCGAAACTTTGCCACGACCTTCACACTCACTGTCTTTTTCTCTGCCATAATCTTTTTTTTATTTTAGTTGTATTTGTTACCAGGGCGGAGGCGGTTCCACGCACTCCGCCGTTCCCAGTTTCTATCCCTCGGGCACGTAATTGAACTTTTTGGTCTTTCTCCAGTCCATCACCACAATCTCCTCGCCGAAGCCAACGTTCGTGTCGGCCTTTATCAGCAACTTGAAGAAGTACAGCTCCGATGGGTTGCTCAGCTTGTCTATCTGGATCACGTTCTCGTCATCCTGAAGGTTCACCGCAGCGAAGAAGTTTCCGTCCGCATCGGGCGAGCACAGCGTCGCCATGATGAGCGAGTCAGGCCAGGCGGCCACAGTCTCGATGGCGATGCCCTTGAAGCGCTTGCTGTTCACCTCGCTCTCGTTAGAGTTCTTGTGCTCGCGCTCTGTCAGTTCCTTGTCGTACTGGTCAAAGTCGTCAACGCTCATCAGAATGCGCAGGTTCGGGTTCTCGCGCATCGCCTTGGGGATGGCGTTGCGCACAGCATACAAGCGGTCTATCATCGAGGTGGGGCCCTCAGGGTTCACCACAATTACGTCGTTTGCCTTGGCTGCTTGCGTCAATATGCCGTCCATCAGCTGGTCGTCGGTGCCGCCGCTCACATACTCGCCGTTCACAAACAGGTTGCCAAGCTCAAACTGCACCTGCTTCGACAGCGCCTCCAGAAGAGCGTTCTGGGCCTCGGGAGGAAGTTCCGCAAACACCAGGTTGCCCTTAGGCTGCCACTTTCTCCATATCTGCTCAAAAGCTCGCGGGTTAAACACCGTGAACGCCATGAAGTCATGGGGCTCCAAGGTCTGCTCGCTGTAATTGAAGTCGCCCTGGGCATCGCTCTTCTGAGGGTCTTCCTTGCGCTTCTGCAGCATCTTGCCAGCCTTTAGGCGTGGCACGCTGATTTTCTTTTCCACACCGGGAATCACCATGATGAGTCCCTTGTCCACAAGTTCGTTGCCCGTGGTCGCAACGGTAAGGATGCGCTCCAGCACCTCGCCGTTGTAGTTCGTGTTCTTTACTACTATTGCCATTTGTTTTCCTTTTTATGCTTCTTCTGTCTCTCTCGTCCTTTACTGGAACTGGCGCTTCATGCGCGCTTCCCTGATTTGCTTCTGGCGCTGCTCCCATGGTCCGTCGCTCACTCCGGGCTGCACATGCAGGTCGTTCATCACCTTGCGCTTCGGGGTCAGCGCGGAAAGCACCTTCTTGCCCTCGGCCATGTTTCCCTTCAGAATGTTCTCGAAGGTCGGGCGGCTTTCAGCGTTGATGCGGCCGTCCTGCTCAGCTGCGTCCAACAGTTCCTTGCGCTCAGCCTCTGCGTCTGCCTCGGCTTTGTCCTCAAAGCCCTTCAGCTTCTTCTTCAGCTCTTTGTTCTCGTCCTCCAAGGTCTGTGCCTTGCCGGCAAGGGTCGCATAGTGCTGAGCCCTCGCCACCACTTCTTCATCACTCTTGCAGTCCTTAAACTGCGCCTGTTTCTTCAGTTCTTCTAATGTCATATCGTTCGCTTTTTGTGGCTCGTTCCTGAGCCGGTTGTTGAATGTCGTGTATATCTCCTCTGGAGTGCTGTCCTCAGCCACGGGGTCCGCATCATAAATGCCGTCTATCAGACCCATCTGCAGGGCCTCCTGCGCCGTCAGCCAGTGGTCTGTCCCGTCAAAGTATTGGGCTTTCACTTCTTCTTTGCTCATGCCCATGCGTTGGGCGTACATCTCGCCCAGACTGTCCTCCAGGCTCTCTATCTCCGCGATGCACTTCGCCATCTCTTGCTTGTTGCCGTAGCAGCCGCCGCTCACGCTGTGAAGCATCAGACGCGCATACCGGCTCATCTCCACTGGCTTGCCGCACAGCGCTATCACGCTCGCCATGCTCGCCGCCACACCGTCCACATAAAGACGTATGTCTGCATTGCTCTGGCGGATGGCGTTGTAGATGGCTATACCGCTGAACACGTCGCCGCCGTTCGAGTTGATGCGGATGTCTATACGCTCACTCTCCTCGGCGCAGGCTGCCAGCTCGGCAGCTATCTGCCCGCTCGCCACCTCGTAGCCGATGTCGCCATACATGTAGATGGTGCTCACGCTCGCCGCTTTCTTGATATTGAAATATTTGCTCATTGTCTCCTTCTTTGTCGGGCAGTTTGCCCATGTTGCGGTTGCAAAGTTAATGGCTTTCCAACCTCATTCCATACCCCCTGTTTTATCATGAAACGTTATGCCGGCATCATAACGCCGCAACTTGTCATCATGCTTTTCACTCGCTCGGATTCACTCCTTTTCACGGTAATTTTGCACTGCATTTATTCACATTATAAACAGATTTTTCAATGGCAGATTTAACCAATACACAGAAAAAGGAGTGGGCTCGCACGCTTTATCTCCGAGAAAACCTCACACAGCAGGAGATTGCCGACCGTGTGGGAGTGTCACGCGTCACAGTCTCTAACTGGTGCCGCAGCGGCAAATGGGAGGAACAGAAGGTCGGACTCACGCTCACACGACGTGAGCAGGTACAAAGCCTCTATCGTCAGGTGGCCGAAGTCAACAACGCAATACAGCTCAAACCAGAGGGGCAACGATACCCTGATGCTAAGCAGGCTGACACTATCGTGAAGCTCACATCCGCAATACGAAACATGGAGCAAGAGGTGGGCATCGCCGACCGCATCGCTGTGCTCACTGATGTCATCGAGTGGATGCGACCATCCGACCTCGACAAGGCAAAGGAGCTAACCTCGCTTTTCGACGCTTACATCAAGGACAAACTCTAACAGCGTATGAAACAGACTGACCGTATAGCACTACAAAACTGGGAAAAGTTCAAGGACAACATCGCGCGAGCAACGCCCGTCGATCGATCCATGTCACAGGCCGAAATACAGAAGCACCGTGCATGGCTTGAAGCACGCCCGCTCGAATGGATAAAATTCTTTTTCCCAAACTTCGCACAGTATGAATTCGCACCTTTTCAGAAAAGGGCCATACGACGCATTCTCTCCAATCCAGAGTGGTTCGAGGTAATCTCATGGAGCCGAGAGCTCGCCAAGTCCACTTGTGCCATGTTCTGCATCATGTACCTCACACTCACCGGGCTTAAACGAAATGTCATACTCACATCCAATTCCTTCGACAATGCCGTCCGACTGCTCGACCCGTTCCGGGCCAACCTCGAGGCCAACGGGCGCATCATCGCCTACTACGGAAAGCAGCAGTCGCTCGGCTCATGGACGGAGGACGAGTTCATCACCAAGCAGGGCGTGGCATTCCGGGCACTCGGTGCTGGACAGTCACCACGTGGCTCCAGAAAGGATGCCGTACGCCCGGATGTATTGATTGTCGATGACTTCGACACAGACCAGGACACGCTCAATCCCGACATCATACAGAAACGATGGGACTGGTGGGAGAAGGCGCTTTACCCAACGCGCTCTGTCTCTGAGCCTACACTGGTGCTCTTCTGCGGCAACATCATCGCCAAGGACTGCTGTGTCGTCCGCGCAGGAGCAATGGCCGACCATTGGGACATCGTTAATATCCGAGACAAGGACGGACACTCCACATGGCCCGAGAAAAACTCTGAGGAGCACATCGACCGTGTTCTCGCCAAGATTTCCAAGAAGTCAGCGCAGGGCGAGTACTTCAACAACCCCATCTCAGAGGGCGAGATATTCTCCGAGATGGCTTTCGGAAAGGTGCCGCCGCTCTCCAAATTCAAGTTCCTCGTGGCTTACGGCGACCCCGCTCCGGGCGAAGGAAAGGGCAAAAAAGGCAAGTCGTTCAAGACGGTCTCACTCCTCGGCAAGCTCTCCGGCAAGCTGTACGTCATAAAGACGTTTTTGGCTCAGGCGCTCAATGCCGAGTTCATCGACTGGTATGTGCAGCTGCTCGCATTTGTCGGAGGTCGTGCTCCGGTCTATTGCTACATGGAGAACAACAAACTTCAGGACCCGTTCTTTCAGCAGGTATTTAAGCCGCTCGTCGCCAAGGTGCGACGCGAGCAGGGCGTACAGCTCTACATACGAGGAGACGAGGAGAAGAAAACCGACAAGGCAACACGCATCGAAGCTAACCTCGAACCGATGAACCGTGCCGGCAATCTCATACTCAACGAGGCAGAACGCGACAATCCCCACATGAAGGAACTCCTCGACCAGTTCACGCTCTTCACCCTCTCACTACGCTATCCGGCCGACGGTCCTGATTCCGTAGAGGGCGGCAATCGCATCATCGACGAGATTCAACACAGGGCCGAACCACCGGTCACACGCTCGCGTGCCGACATACGCACACGCAACAAACGAAGATTATAAATTCTAAACAATGTATATATGAGCCAATTCGTACAACTTTCCGACTACGATGCCTCCATTCACCGAGAAATTCTCGATGCGCTCACCAGAGCCGACGAATCGGTCATCGAGATTTGTGAGGATCGGGCCATCGCCGAAATGAGGTGCTATCTCTCAAAACGATACGACTGCGACCGTATCTTCGCGGCCACTGGGGCCGACCGACTCCAGCTCGTACTCATGATGGTCATAGACATCGCCGTATACCACATCTTCTGTATTCACAACCCGCAGAAACTCTCGCAGCTGCGCAAGGACCGCTACGACCGGGCTGTCGAGTGGATGAAGGCGGTCGCCGCAGAGGACATCTCCATCGAGGGGGCACCGCTACTGCCCGAGGAGGTGCGTGCTGCACATGCGCCATTCCGCTTGAAAAGCAACCCCAAACGGGTCAATCACTGGTAACTGACAATTAAAAATTCTGATTATGACAAAACGAAAGTATAGCAAAGCCCCAAAGGGCAAAATCACCATTGGCGGAAACATTCCCCAGCAGGGACAGCAGCGCCCCAATGTCATTGTGCTCACACAGCCAAAGCGCTTCGGCATCGACATCGCCGACTTCACTTCGGCTGTCCGGGCGGCAGAGGATGTCGATTTCTCGCGACGATACAAACTCTACGACCTTTACTCTGACATACTCATGGACACACACCTCTCCTGCGTCATCGAGAAGCGACGCAATGCCGTACTATGTGCCGACATCGAGTTCTGGAGAGACGGCAAGCCCGACGAGGCTGTCAACGAGCAGATTAAGTCACCATGGTTCTCACGACTCGTCACCGACATTATAGATGCCAAGATGTGGGGCTTTTCCCTCTGCCAGTTCTATCGCCAGGGCGAGTGGGTCGATTACGACCTCATCCCAAGAAAGCATATCGACCCGGTGCGCCGACTCATACTACGACGTCAGACCGACATCACCGGCACCTCATGGGACGAATACCCCGACCTGCTTTTCATCGGATCGCCATCTGACCTCGGACTCCTCGCCAAAGCTGCACCATGGGTCATATACAAGCGCAACACCACGGGCGACTGGTCACAGTTCTCCGAGGTCTTCGGCATGCCCATTCAGGAGTACACTTACGAGACCGATGACGAGGACTCACGACAGCGAGCCATCGACGATGCATACAATGCCGGCTCGCTCGCAGTTTTCGTGCATGGCAAGGACACCACGCTAAACCTCGTTGAGGCGGGCAACAAGACGGGGTCGGCAGATGTCTACGAGAGATTCTGTGAGCGCTGCAACAACGAGATTTCAAAGCTCATACTCGGAAACACGCTCACCACCGAGTCCTCAGAAAACGGAACGCAAGCGCTCGGCACGGTACACAAGAAGGTGGAGGACCGAGTGGCGCAGGCCGACAGACGATACATCCTCGATGTGCTCAATTACGACATGACGGACATATTCCAGCGCATGGGCATCAATACCTTTGGCGGAAAGTTCTGTTTCCCCGAGCAGAAGGACATCGACCCTTCCACAAAGATGAGCATACTCACGCAGCTGCGCGCCAACTTCCAGCTACCTGTCTCCGACGATTATCTCTATGAGGAGTTCGGTGTCGAAAAACCTGCCGATTACGACAAACTGAAAGCCGAACAGCAACAAAAAAAGGAGGCGCTTGCCTCCATTGCCTATCAGCAGCTCCCTGCCGATGATGATGACGAACCCGAAAACAGCGACGACAAAAAGAACTCCGAACCGTCGCCCAAACAAAAAAAGTCTTTCAAAAACTGGCTGCGCTCTTTTTTCGCAAAAGCCCCGCAACCGGGCGGGGCGGATTTAGAGTGGTAGTCAACAATCTCTACCAGGCCAAGGCCGATGATGTGGCTGCGTCCATGGAGTTCTCCGACAATTTCATCGCGCAGGTTCTCCACGACATCTACCGTCGGGGCAAGGCGCAGTCTCCCACCGACCTTTCGCCCGAACTGTTCCGCGCCATCCTGCGCAGATTCAATGAGGCTACAGCCCAGAGCATGGCTGCAGCCGATGTGCCCGACCTGGATGACGACTTCCGTCAGGCGCTACGCCATTCCAACGAGGTCTTCTCTGCCTTCAAGGTCCACCGTATGCAATCTGATATGGCAAGACTTCTCACCGATTCAAACGGCGATTTAAAGCCGTTCAATCAGTGGGCAAACGATGTTCTGCCCATCGCCTCGCATCAGTGTGGGGCATGGCTGCGCACCGAATACGACACGGCGGTTCTCCGTGCCCACCAGGCGGCCGACTGGCAGCAGTTCGTCCGTGAGGCGGATGTGCTGCCTAACCTCAAATGGATGCCATCCACATCGCCCAATCCGGGCGCCGACCATCAGCTATTTTGGAACACGGTCCGACCCATCAACGACCCGTTCTGGAACGAACACCGGCCGGGCGATCGATGGAACTGCAAATGCTCGCTTGCATCCACCGACGAACCATGTACAGCTACGCCCATGGGCGACAAGCACAGCACACCGCAGCCGGGGCTAGACACCAATCCTGGCACCGACAAGGCCACGTTCTCGCAGTCACATCCGTACTTCCCCAAGTCGTGCGCCTTGTGTCCTTTCAACAAGGGTTTGAAAAATAGGTTGATGAGGGTCTTTAGAAACGAGGAGAAACACTGCTATAACTGCAGCAAGATAAATCGTGCCATACAGCAACCTGGAGCCGCTACGGCAAAGTCGCTTGTCGATAATGTCGCAAAGGATATGATAGCCAGAAAGACTGCTTGCAGTTTCTATTCGTTCAGCGATCGTGAAGTTGCAAAAATCAAACAGCATGGGGTTGATTTGGAGTCTAAGGATATATTTCTCTCTGACCAAAGGGTACTTCATGCCTTACGAGATTTCAAGAAGAATAACGGCAAGTCGGTAAGTCCTGACGAGTTGAAGTTCTTTGTCGAAAACATCGCATCATGCAGCATGTATTTCGACACGGAAAAGGCTAACATCATTTTTGCCACATACCAAAACGGGAAAGTACAAAAGTTTGTCGTTGAACCAAATTACAAATTAAAAGCCAATGGTGCCAAATTTATAGCAAACGCATTCATCACAGCAGGTATAACACAACAATATAATCTGAATGAAGACAGATACATAAAAATAAGGTGATAATAACGGTAGGAATCGAACCTACGATATGCGCTCCGAAGACCGCTCGGCTACCTACTGCCATCATCGTTATTATCACCTCTGTTGCAAAGGTAAACATTATATTTCAAAATCAATCATTATGGACGAGAAAATTTTCATCCGTCAGCTCGAAGCACATCAAAAGGAGCTGAACAGGCTTATACATCGCCGACTCCCGGTTCTCATCGGGCGTATGGCTAAGGACCATTTCCAGAATAACTTCCGTTTGCAGGGCTTCCTCAACAATGGGCTCACGCGGTGGCCTGAAACGCGACGACAGCAGTCGGGTGGTAAAAGTGCCGCTTCGCAATACGGACCGCTGCTTTCCGGCCGCAACCATCTCTTTGCGTCTATCAAATACTCACCAGCAGATGCCAGTGTCATCATCGCCAACGACCTCCTCTATGCGCCGCTTCACAACTGGGGAGGCTCCACGCATCCTGCCGTCACCGACAAGATGCGACGCTTCGCGTGGGCGATGTTCTACAAGGAGGCGGGCATCAAACGGGCCAAATCGGGCAAAAAAAAGAAAAAGAAAATGGCGGCTGCTGCCGAAAATCCGAGAGCAAGCCGATGGAAGGCGCTTGCACTCACCAAAAAGACAAAACTCAATATCCGCATACCGCAGCGACAGTTCATCGGCGACAGCCGTGAACTATCGGATAAGGTGCAACAGAAAATTACAACCGAAATTCATAACATCTTAAACGCGTAAATCACTATGGACGAACTTTTTTCACTTTTCATTCAGCGCATCTCTGAACGGATGCCTGAACTCACTCTCGTCGATGAGGACTACGGACAACTCGAAGCTGGACTCGAAGAGGAAACTTATCCCGTCACTTTCCCTTGTGTCCTCATCGGCAATCTCGAAGCCGATTGGGAAAATCTTACAGGGGGTGGGCAGCGGGGCACGGTATTTTTCTCCGTCCGTCTCGCGGTCGATTGCTACGACGATACGCACTACGGATCGGGCACGGAGTCAAAGGTCGCCGAGCGTTTGCTAATGGCAAACCGTGTCTATGCTGCTCTCCAGGGCTTCCGGCCGAACAATTCTATGACGGCGCTCGTGCGCACCAAGTCGCGTTTCTATTCGCTCCCAGCTTGCATCAAGGCCTATGAGTACACGTTCTCGTTCCGTATCCACGACGACTCGGCGCGGGAGCTACAGCGTGGGGAATAGTTCCAGCTGCTTCGCCGTCAGTCTCGGCACCTTCACCTTCGGCAACGGCTTCACGTTTACAGTACCACCCTCCCTGCATTTGCGTCTGATGATGCTCATGATGCGCTCTTCCGAAATAAAGAACTCACGTTCTGAAAGAAGCTTCAGGGCATCATCAAAACGTAGGCGCTGCACCTCCGTCCAGTAATAGTAACGGCGGTACAGAGCCTCGTCCCTCAGCTTTATCAGCTCTTTATTCCTTCCTTTTTTCATAGTCTGCAAAAATAAACTTCTTTCCTTAAACCGCAAGCAAAAAGCCACCTAAATCGCTCATATTTAGGTGGCTTTATTCATCTTGCGCCCTCCAAAGGCTCAGAAAGGCTCAAAAAGGGCCAGCACATCATCACAATCGGCAGAAGCTCGGCTCTATGCGGCTCCACACACCGTTCTCCGGATTGCGCTTAGAGAAGTAGTAGTTCGTCGCCGTGGCCTGCACCACATTGGCTTCCTTGAACAGACGCATGATTTCTGCATACTCCTCGTCAAAGCGGTCCTCCAGCTCATAAAGCTTCGAGATGCTCTTGTAGTCCAGGTCACCCGTCTTGTTGCGCTCCAGAAGCGTCATCGCCATCTGATACATCGGGTCCTCCACACCCTTCTCGCTCGCCTCCATGTAGCGCTTCAGATAGTCCACAAGGCGCTCGGCTGCGAGGTCTGCACGCTCGTCAAAGCCCTTCACCTTGTTAAACTTCACCTCAAGTTTGAAGTCCCCGTCAGTGATCGTGTAGCTCTGCTGGCTCTCGTTCTTCACAGCGCCATACTCGCGCATGAGTTTCGTGAAAGCTGTCACCTCGTCATCAAGCCATTTCTTGAATCCCGAAACCTCACTCTCCAAGTTCTCCACTCTGCCCAGCACGTCATGCATAAACTGCCCACGCAGTGCCTCGTAGCTCTCGCGCTTCGCCATGCGGTCGTTCTTGGCCTCGGTCTGCAGCCGTGCTAACAGCTCGGCACGCTGCTCCTTTGTCATACCCTTCAAGGGGTCTACTGTCTCGTTCTTTCTTTCCATTGTCTTACTGTTTTTAATTGTTTTTTATTTTTCCTCTCGGCTTTCAACATAATCTTTTATCATGTCAAAATCACACTCATCAAGCAAGTCAAAGATGTAAGGTTTTGCACGCTCTACTATTGCATGCATACTCGCATACTCAATATTACTCGAAATAAACTCGCATTTCTCTGTTCTGCCAAGCCAGCCGAACATCTGTTCCATTTTTTCTTTTGTGGTCATAATTGTTTTTTTTAGTTATCTTTCTTACGATTCATTGCACGCAACTTAGTGTTGAGGATGCTCAGCTCTTCTGTGTCCAGGAAGCGGAAAGCCTTGCCCGCTATCCGTTTGTCCTCGCAGAAGCGGTCCACGGCTTTCCAGTCTGCCGTGTTCACACCCCACAGCTGCATCTGGTGCAGCACGCCACTACGCGCCTTGCGCTTCGCCTTCAGCAGAGCGGCACGCCGTTCGTCGTAGCCTGCCACACGTTCCATTTCCTTGCACATCAGCTCATACTCCGTCTGGGTCATCTGCCGCAGGTGCTCGGTTCTCTCGTTGGTAAACTGACGCACCAAGGTCTCCTTGTCTGCGCCGGGAAGCAGTTTCAGCAGCTTGTAGAACTTCCCGTAGTTATCGACGTGGTTCATGCTCCGCCTCCTTTTCTTTCCATTTCAGCCACGCCTCCCTCGCCACGGCAAGTGTCGTCGGCACATCCCAGGTCAGCCCGTCGGCTGGCAGTATAGGCACGTTGTTGAAACATACGTACACCTCACCGCTAAACTCGCGAGCCTGAACTATCGCTTCGCTTTCTCTCACTAAGGCAGCAGCCTTCTGTGCAGCCTTTCTTTCTCTATGGGCCTTGCGCTCTGCGTTCAGCCACGCTTTCAACTCGTCTAAAACTTTCATTGTGTCAATATTTATGGGTTCTTTGTTTGTCATTTTCTCGTTTGTTGGGTTTCCACTTGATGGTCACTTCGGCGTCCATCTTGCCGCTGCCCTCACACACAGGGCAAATTTTCCATTCGCTGTCGTTCGGGCTGCTCCGGTCGCCTAAAAAACCGCCCTGGCCATGACAGTATTCGCAAGTATATCCTCGGCTCTCGATCCGTTCTTCCTTGCTGCCGTAAACTGGTGGCGTCAGCCATATCATTCGATGCTTACTGCTCATTGTTTCTCGCGTTTATATGTTACTCTCTCATAAGTGTGCCACTGGATAATCCGTGCCGCAAACATCAGGTCGGTAGTTTCCAGCACCACACACCCTTTGTTCTTCTGGCTGCGGTGTGCCGTCAGGTCACATTGCCAGTTACCCTCCAGCCATTCGTTCATCACGCTCTCCGCCTGGCTCTTCTTCAGCAGGATGTATATCGTGTCACCCTGCCGGTAGTCGTTCATGTCCTTACTCATTGTTTTATATCTTTACTCCAGTATTCCTCGGCTCTTTCTGCCCATATCGTATAATATCCCTTGTCCCCGAAATATCGCCCCTTCGATATGGCTCTATATCCCTCCACCCATATCTTCAGCGAGGCATCAAACATAACGCTCACCGCAGTACGCCCCTTCGGGCGTGTGCCCTCGGCTTGGCTGATGATGACGAGCAGTTTGTTCGGATGGCGGGACTTGAAGGCCAGATAGTCCTCAAAGCTCATGCCCGTATACTGGTAGGAGTCTATCACCACCGTGTCGGGGCTTTTCCTTTTAGACAGTCGCTTGTCAAGGTCCTCCATGCTCTCGGCATCCAGCAGCACCATTCGGCGCGCCACGTCCTGCATCCCGGCTCGTATAAAGGCGTTCTTCATCGTCAGACTCGAACCTTCCTCCAGACTGTCATAAGCCACTCTCCCGAATCGGCATAGCTCCTTGCACAGCTTCAGCACGAAACTCGTCTTGCCGCTTCCGCTTCGACCCCACACGAACCACACTCCGTTCCGCTCAGGCTCGCCGAAAGCCTCGCGCCACTCGTCGCTCAGCTTGTAGGTCTGCTTCTTCATCGAAAGCAGCTCGCTCACGCTTATCGCTCTTTTCATATCGTTTGAATGTTATTTGAACACCGTTCAAGCGTCCATCTGCTTCACTCTGTGTACACCTTTCTTCACCCTCCGCAGGTCGAAGTCATACTGCTCGGCGTCCTTCACCACCTCAGCTATCTTCTTGCGGTCGGTCAGTCCGTTCGCCACGCAGATCGCATAAACGTCGTTCGGACTTGTCTGCTCCAGCTCGAAGAACTTGCGTCCTATCCTGGAGTGTATCTCGTTATAGCCTTTCTTGTCATAACGCAGTCCCATCTTCATCCTGCGCTTGATATACGAGGTCGAGAAAAACACGATGCCGCATTTGTCCTCAAGCCTGTTATACAGGTCTATGAAGTAGTGGAACACCCTTTCCGTCAGCTTGTCAGCTTCATCGAACAGCAGCACCGGGTTCTCCGTCTGTATCAGCGCGCCGATGATTGCGTCAAGCATGTCTCTTATCGTCATGCCGTCAGTCCTCAAGCCTATCTTCTTCGCAATGTCGCGGATAAAGTCGCTGCGCTTCATGTCTTCCGAGCACAGAACGTAGTAGGCACCGCTGTGCTCACGCTCGTAAAGCCGCGCTGCCGTGGTCTTGCCGCATCCGGCTTCGCCCACCACCCAGGTCACGTTCTTCCATTCCTGGGCGTCAGTCATCGCATAGGCCATCTCCTTTGCTGCCGTGGTCTCCACCATCTGCCAGACACCAGGGGTGGCGGTTCCCACCTGCGAGGCTATCTTTCGCCACATGTCGTCGCTGATGTTCTCCCACTTGCCACTCAACACCGAGCTTACCGTGCCCGCACTCGTACCGTCCAGACTGGCTGCTGCCTTGTTTTGGCTCGGATATTTCATCACATAGAGGCGCAGGGCCTCGCGTATCTGTTCTTTCTGTTTCTCGTTCATATCGTTTGTTTTTATAGATTCTACAGTTTTGATGCAATCTTCTTCTCCATCGGAAGCGGTATTCTCGGCGTGTCGCCATCATCACCGCCCTCCATCACGTCCAGCCAGTCGTCAAGGCTCAGCGATTTCGTGTGTCTTCCCAGCTGGTACTGCTCAGGAGGCTGCGAGTAACGCTCCATTCGGTGGTCTATCTGCCGCTGCACGGCTGCCGTCGTGCCCTTCAGCTTCGGACTGTGCAGACCCTGCTGCTCCGCGTCCGTGCCATGCTCGGCGGCTATCGTCCGGCCCTCCACCGTCCGCTCTATGCGGTCCTGAAGGTTGGCTTCCTGCTCCTGGCGGATAAACTTCGCGTCGTCCGTCCCCTGCTGGTCTTGCAGGGCTCGGTGTATCAGTATGTAGGGTTCTGCCGTCCGCTCAAAGCGCAGCGAGCCGTCTGTGCCTTTTGTATAGAGTCTGATGCTTGCAAAGTCGTAAGGGTCGTAAGCCACGATGAAACGCTCGTAGGTGTGCTTCCTTCGCCACTCGTGGTCGGGTACGCCGGGCGATGAGCACACTTCGTACTGCCGCTTCTCGCCCTTCACCGTCACCTGCAGGCCCTGGTCCGTGAACGTCGCCATACGTTTCGTAAACACCCAGAACATGTCCACCATGTCGTGCAGCGTCACTTCCTGGGTCTCCTCGTTCACGCTCTTCTCATACATGTCTATCCTACGCTCGCCCGTCGCAGGGTGCACACCCTCGTTCCATTCCTTACGGGCTGCGGCATAGGCATCTTTCAGCTCCTCCAGAGTGTACAGACTGTCCTTGTTGGCTTCGATAAACTCCACGTTCGGGCGGCTCGACGCCTTCTTCGCCGTCACGTTCTGACCCGTGAAGCGCCAGTCCTTGTGCAGCACCTGAGCCTGAAACCGTCCGAACACGCTCTCTATCGTCTTCGACTCGCCGTTGTAGGGCTGTGTCGGTCTGTGTATGCGGCAGATCTTCCCGATAAAGCCGTCCGAGTCCAGCTTCTTGTGGCCGCCCTGGTTGTCATAAACAATCTCATAAGGCTTGTGGCCGCTCTTTTGGATTGCCATGCGGTAGGCGTGGTATTGGGCCTCATAGTCCTCTGTGTCGCTGATGCAGTAGCCCAGAAGCACCTCGCTCATCGCGTCGATCACCTCATACACCTGGGTCGTCCGCACCTTGCCCTGCTCGTCCCTATAGTAAAGGTTCAGCTTCGTGCCGTCACCATACCATAGCGTGTCCCTGCGTGTCGGAAGTGCCGTCTTGTGCTTTCTGCCGTAACGCTGACGGGCTGCCTGCTCGCCATATACGGCGTCATACCATAAAGGCTCAACCGACGGGCTGTTCAGCCATTTCTTCATACCGCTTAGGCTTCTTATCGGCTTCCAGCCTCTTTCCTCGGCTATCTCGTTTGCCTTCTCAAACAGCTGCGCGTCGGTGTACACCGGCACCTTGCTACGCTTCAAAGCCACAATCAGTTTCAGAAAGTCACCGGTTATCTTCAGTGCCGAAGAGTTGCCCAGCTTGCCGCTCACCACGCTCTGGTAGCCATCGGCCTTCCAAGCCTTCAGTCGCGTCTTCAGTCGCGCCAATGTGCCCGGGAGCGTGTGGCCGTAGCTCTCGCGCATACGTTCCGAACTGTCAAGTATCAAGTCCCACGCACCCGACATCGGAGCATTCAGACTGCTGCGGATGGCCTGGCGTCTTGCCGCCATCTTCTCCAGCTCGCCAAGCACCGAGGCGTTGATGGTATATTCCTCTATCATCTTCTCCGTCAGGTGGCGCTCCTGCCCGTCCTTGTCCATATAGGTGTAGGCTTCGTAATACTCACGCGCCTTCGCATCTATCTTTATGCTTGCCTTCGTCATAGCCTCTCGCATCTTTTCTTCTGGGTCGCCGTATGTCGCCACAAACCGCCGTCTGTACTTCTCCGGAATACTGCTCCACACATACAGTGCCTGAGTCCCCTCGCCGCCGCCACGACGTGCACACGCTATGTTGCTGCGTTGCACGTTGCATTTCAGCGTGTTCGCCTTCATCACGGGGTCTCTGCCGCCCGTCAGCTCGGCAAACGTCACGCACAATATCTTGTTGTAGTACTCCATTTCCTTTTATCTTTGTTTTCCTTCTTGCGGTTCTCTCCTTACATAGTGGCGCAGCACATGGCTTCCACCTTCTCCTGCACGGTTTTAATGTCTGTAAACCCAGCGTTCTCGATGCGTTCCACCACGTCACCTTTCTCGTCCTTCAACTCCAGTACGCCCGTGTTCTTGTCGCCTTCCCACATCCAGCCGTTCTCGAAGTGCTGGCGCATCATGTTGTCTGCGTCATGCACCACCTCGCTCGTAGGAGCCGTAACAAGCTCAAAACCGCCACGCTGAACAGCAAGGCAGCGTATCTTCTTTGCCAGGTCGCTCTGACCCTTCACCGGGTGAAAGTTCAATGCGTAGCTCACCATCTCCTTCGTCACGCCGAAGGCCTTTGCCAAAAACTCCCGCTGGGAGCGGGTTACTGTTATCACTCTTTTCATTGTCCTCTGTTTTTAGTTCGTTATTACTTTTGTTCGTGGAGTGTAGGGGAGTCGAACCCCACATGGCTATCCAGCGCATGGCAAACCTGCCACTCCTGCGGTCTTTCCCGCCGTCATCCGAGGCCGCCCCTGCCGACTATCCAGTGCGGCGGCT